AAAGGACATCTTACATCCCTTGTATCTTCTGGTCACGAAATGCAAGATATTTATCTAAACATGATGCAGGTACACTAATAAGACTAAAAGGTCGTTTGCAAAGCCGTGAATATCAAAAGCGAGAAGACATTGGTAGTGATCACTACAGAACAGCTTACGAGATATCAAGTTATTGGATGACAGTATTAGGAGATTCAGAAACTACTGAAAAATAAAATATAAAGCATCCGGCTGATTTCTGTCCGTACAAAATGCAACTAGTAACCATAAATGTTGTTAAATTTAAAAGTCGTAGTATTAGTCGTGGTAGTTGTAGATTTAGGGATAATCTTAAACTATAAGAGATGATCAGTGCGGGCAGAAATCAGCCGGATGAGCTGAATTATATACCACAACGGCAACTATTGAACGGCATAAGAAACAGTTAAGCGTATAAGCCATGAGCCTGCTGCCTGTGCGGCAGGCAGAAAGGAGCCACGATGGCAGATTACAGCAAAAAAT